CACCACTGACGGAGAACTCCTATGCTTCCATTATCGAGATAGCTCTGGACGAGTTGTTGGGATAAAAACAAAGACAAAAGACAAAGAGTTTCGATACGAAGGAGAATCTGACGGAAAATTTTTTGGCCAACACCTGTTTCGTCATAAAGGAAAAAGGATGGTCATCTGCGAGGGTGAACTCGATGCCGCTACATGTAGAGAAGCTTTTCCTACGTGGGAAGCGGTGTCTCTACCTTATGGTGCAGCCGCTGCAAAGAAATCAATTAAACATAACTATGAATGGTTGGAAAATTGGGATGAAGTTGTCCTGTTTTTTGACAATGATGATGCAGGTCATCAAGCCATACAGGAAGCGGCAAGTATCTTACCTCCTGGCAAAGTAAAAATTGCAGACTTAAAAGGGTATAAAGATGCTTCAGAAGCTGCACAAGATGATAATTTTGAAGCAGTACGTCAAGCTATTTGGAATGCAAAGGTCTATAAACCTGATGGCATTATCGATGGTAAAACATTACTTTCACTTGTAATTGAACCACAACAGGATTGCATACATGAGTATCCCTATGCAGGTTTACAAGAAAAACTACAAGGTGTCAGAGCAGGAGAACTTGTTACTATCACCTCTGGAACTGGCCAGGGGAAGTCATCCCTATGCCGTGAACTTGCAGCTCATTTCCTCAGCAAGGGGGAACGAGTTGGGTACGTGGCACTTGAAGAGTCAAACCGTAGAACAGCTTTAGGGCTGATGTCTACGGCTTGTGGTGCACAATTCCATATTGGAGAACATGAACGATCTACTCTCACCGAAGCTTATCAAGACACTCTTGCTAAGTGGAACCTTTTTCTTTTTGATGGCTTTGGTTCTTTTGATCCTGATAACATCATCTCCCGAATTCGCTACCTCGCTGCGGGACTCGACTGCAGGGTTGTATTTTTAGATCACCTATCAATCCTGTTGTCAGGGTTAGATGGAGATGAACGTCGAATGATAGATAGCACGATGACTAAGCTCAGGTCATTGTGTGAAGAGACGGGGATTTCTATGTTCCTTGTCTCTCACTTACGAAGAGCACAAGGCGACAAAGGACACGAAGATGGAGCAAAGGTATCACTTGGACAGCTGCGCGGAAGCCACTCAATTAGTCAAATTAGTGACGCAGTTATTGGACTCGAACGAGATCAACAGAGTGGAGATGAACACGCTGATACAACAGTGCGAGTCCTTAAGAATCGCTTTACTGGCGAAACTGGCATCGCATGTCAACTGAAATACGACAAAGAAAAGTGTAAATTCTATGAATCAAAAACTTTCGACCCACAAACAGATTTTTAAACCTAATCCTCCTACTGAGGAGATGGTAAAACAAGCTCAATTTATCGATAAAACTTACGTCTGGAAACATGCTCGTGTTCGATCTGGAGACGGACGGTCTCCTAAATGATGTTACCTGTATTCACTGTTTGGTCGTCTTTGATTCGGAAGCTGACGAAACATACGTCTATAACGATCAAGGTGATCAAGAACCAATTGTTCGTGGTGTTCAATTACTTGAGGAAGCGAATATCATTTGCGGACACAATGTAATTCAATACGATCTCCCTGTACTAGAAAAAATCTATCCATGGTTTAAACCTACTGGATTTGTTTTAGATACATTGCTTTTGTCTCGCTTGTATCATACAAATATGATGGAAGTGGATAAGAAACTAGACATCAGTTATATGGCATCTCAGTTGCGGGGTAGACATTCGCTTGAAGCATACGGTTACAGGTTAGGTGAATACAAAGGAGCATTTGGCAAAACAAGTGATTGGAAAAACTGGTCACAAGATATGCAGGATTACTGCGTACAAGATGTCAACGTTACAAAAAAATTATGCGACCACTTCCACAAATACCTGAGTGGGTCCTATTAGAGCACGAAGTTGCTCACATCCTATCTAAACAAGAACGACATGGCTGGCATTTCGATGAGCGGGCTGCATGGCAACTTGCATCGTCTCTCGAACAAGAACTTCGAGACATTGAAAAGGTACTTCGCGAGAGATACCCTTACGTCGCAGGAGCTGAATTCACTCCAAAGCGAGATAACAAAACTAGCGGCTACATCAAAGGTGCAACCTTTACTCGATTAAAAGAAACAAATCCCACATCACGAGATCATATTTCATGGATATTGCAAACATTTTGTGGTTGGATTCCGACACAGATGACAGCTACTGGGAAACCTATCATCGACGAAGTTGTCCTGACGGAAATAGCGTCTCCGACTTCTATGGAATTCGCGAGATGTTTGACGGTAACGAAAATGCTTGGTCTCCTCTCGAACGGCGTGAACGCATGGCTGAGGCTTGTTACGACATCTAATCGGATACATCATCACTGCTCAGTTACAACTGCTACGCACAGAGCAAGCCATCGGAAGCCAAATTTATCTCAAGTACCAAGCAACAATGAGTTTAGAAAACTATTCCAAGCATCCCCTGGTCAAATTATGGTGGGTGCAGACCTTAGTGGTATTGAGCTTCGTATGCTCGCCCATTATCTTAGTAAGTATGACTCCCATTTTGCAGATGTTCTACTCAACGGAGACATCCACCAAGTAAATGCAGATAAGGTCGGTGTGTCAAGACGACAGATCAAAACTATCACCTATGCATGGTGCTATGGAGCTGGAGATGAAAAGATAGGTCATAGTTTTGACCCACAATTATCATCAGCTAAAGCTAAAAAACAGGGCAAAGAAATACGAGCTGCATTCGTAAATGCTATTCCTGGTATGTCTGAATTATTAGACGATATTAATATAGCATCTAAACGTGGTTACATGAAATCAATTGATGGCCGCAGGATTCAACTCGACAGTCCACATAAATCGCTGAACTATTTGCTTCAGTCAGGAGCCGGTGTAGTCGCGAAGCGTTGGATGATTATCAATCAATCACACATAAAGGAGCTACGGTTGTGTGCACCACAACTTGCATTTATACATGACGAATTACAATTTGAGTGTCCACCAGATCAAGCACAAGATTTATCAGCATCCTTGGTACTTAGCAGTGCAGAAGCTGGCGAGTACTACAAACTTAGAGTCCCAATCACAGCAGAAGCAAAGGTCGGAAAAAATTGGGCGGAGGTTCACTGAATGAAGTTATTGGTAGACGCAGACTTTATTGTCTATAAGTCTTGCGCTGCCGCTGAAACAGAAATTGACTGGGGTGATGATGTCATCCTGGTGACAAGTAAATTCAGTGAAGCGTACAACAATGTTCTAAGAGAATTAAATAAAATCAAGAATGAGTTTATTTGGGACACACCAGAACTAATACTATTCTTTAGTGACTCGAAGAATTTTAGGAAGAAAATTTTTGGGTCATATAAAGGACATAGAAATCGTAAAAAGCCATGTGGTTATCGAAGGCTCATTAATGAGCTATCGAAAGACCATGAGGTAATTAAGCTGCCTGAATTAGAAGCTGATGATGGCATGGGTATCTATGCAACAGCTAACCCTGGCAACATCATTGTCAGTCCTGATAAAGACATGCGGCAAATTCCTGGCCGGTTATACAACATGGATGAGATGGTTACGATCACACCTATTGAGGGTGCTAAGTGGCATCTCATACAGACACTCGCCGGAGACCAGACCGATGGATATAGCGGCGTTCCGGGGATAGGAATCAAACGTGCTGTCTCTTTGTTTGAGGAGCACGGCTACAGCTGGCAGACAGTAATCCAAGCATTTCAAAATAAAGATCTAACAGAAGATGATGCACTTATGAATGCTCGTCTTGCTCGCATCCTTACATGTACTGACTATGACTCAGAAAAAAATACCGTCATTCCTTGGACCCCCACCGCCAATTACAGAATTGACGATGGAACAGGAGTTCAAACTCAGGAGGATGGATGACTTATTACCAGAAGCAAACAAAGCAGACATCATCATCTTGTTTATGGCGTTGCAAAAGCAATGCTTTGTTCTTTCTAATTCTCTCTCTAATCTAGTTAAACAATGGCCGATTCTTCACCCACCTACTACACCCGAGGATCAATAGAAGTATGGGATTTTATACAATTAAATTATCACTTAGGTAATGTTGTTAAGTATGTGTGCCGAGCCGGTCACAAAGATGCTTCAACGAAAAGGCAAGACCTTAAAAAAGCTATCCACTATCTTACGAATGAATTACAACACACATTGCCGCAGCTTCAGTCTCGCGGACCAAGCAGCAGAGTTCCGAACAGCTTATGGGATTGTGAACTTGACGGGGAACCGGACTATGCAACGGGATTTGATCGTTGAAGAGTTCAAAGAGTTTATGTATGCAGCTACTGAAGAAAGCTATGAAGCTGAGCTGAAGGAACTAGCTGATCTTGTTTATGTTTGCTTTCAATATTCTGAAAACATGGAATGGGATTTAGAGGAAGCACTAAATCGTGTACATAAATCAAACCTATCCAAGCTTGGTCTAGACAACAAACCTATCCGAAGGCCAGACGGAAAGATTATGAAAGGACCAAACTATCAACCACCTAATCTAAAAGATCTTGTTAAATGAGTCAATTAATTTCTAGAACTGGACGTGTTCAGGCATGGATGGATGATCCATCTGGCCGTCTCCCCGTGTCGTGCACGGTTATGAACGTTGACAACTCAATGGAAGGACCCGATGGAATTGAAGCATCTTGGAGATTTGCGAGCCACGCTTTACGTCGAGGAGCGGGAGTTGCAATCCATATATCACAACTCGATGCAAAAGGAACCGAGAGAGAATCTGGCGTATATCCGTCTGGTCCTGTATCATTTGGACGAATCTATTCGGCTCTTAACGAAGTTATCCGAAGAGGAAATCGATACAAAAATGGCGCGATCGTTCTGCACTTAGATGCAAATCATCCTGACATTGTAGAATTTGTTGAAACACCTCGTGATCAATTGCCTTGGGCAAAACGTTGTGTAGATATTACACCAGAATGGTGGGATGCACTTGATACTGAGGTAAGAGCTAAGTTACTTCTCGGTATGAGACGTGGTGATATTTGGCTTGTTAAAGTTAAGTACGATAATGAAGGGCAAAGAATTTTTGGTAATGTATGCCTTGAGGTTTTTTTAAAATCAAGGGGCAGTTGTTTGCTGCAACATGTAAACTTAGCAGCTTGTGAGTTCGACTCAATCCCTCAAGCTTTCATTGAAGGTATGCAGGAATTGTGTGCCCTCCATCCTTGTACTGGCGTAGGCAATACCGGAGAGTATCTGCCCCCAGAAACAGACCGTCAGGTTGGACTTGGGATGCTCGGACTTGCAAACCTTCTCCGTAGATACGGAGTAACTTACAAACAATTTGGAAATGCTCTTGAGTCATATAACAATGGCGAATTGAAAGCATCACCTGCCTTCGAGTTGGCTTCCCAACTTGCTTCTGGAATTGACCAGGCAGCACTTATTGCTAGGCAACATAATATGGTACGAGCTTTTGCAATCGCTCCTACAGCGTCTTGTAGCTATCGCTCAAATGATCTTGATGGTTACACATCAACGCCTGAGATCGCTCCTCCAATTGCACGTACAGTCGATCGCGACAGTGGTACTTTTGGAGTACAGACATACAACTATGGTGAAGTAGAAATTGCATCCGAAGTTGGGTGGGATGATTTCATCAAGGTTGCAAATAATATAATGATTTTATTGGATAGGACTGGACTTCTGCACGGTTACTCTCTGAATTGGTGGGCGGATTTAGTCACCATGGATGAAAGTTTCATTGAAGAGTGGCTTGAATCGCCCCAGACTTCCCTCTACTACAGCCTTCAAGTGATGGGTGACGTACAGGATAAGTCAAGCGCATATGCCGCTTTAGAT